TGATAATTTTTATACCTCTACATATCCTGTTGTATCATCTGGTAAAGATACTAAAATTATCATTACATCAACAGCTAATGGTATTGGCAATATTTTTCATAAGATATGGGAAGGTTCAGTACAGGGTACAAACGAATTTAAATCTTTTCGTGTTGATTGGTGGGATGTTCCTGGTAGAGATGAAAATTGGAAAAATTCTACTATATCTAACACTTCACAACTACAATTTGATCAAGAATTTGGTAATACATTTATAGGTACAGGAGATACTCTTATAAATGTTGAAACTTTATTGGGACTAAAAATGAAAGATCCTATAGAAATCACTAGTGATGGTGTTAGATTGTATGAGCGACCTAAAGAGGGCAATACTTACACATGTTTAGTTGATGTTGCACAGGGTAGAGGAAGAGATTATTCAACATTCAATATAATTGATGTAAGTGATCGTATTTTTAAACAAGTCGCAGTATATCAAAATAATACTATATCTCCATTACTATATCCTAATATCATATATAAGTATGCAAAAGTATACAATGATGCTATGGTAGTTGTTGAGTCAAACGATGCTGGTCAAGTCGTATGTAATGGTCTTTATCATGATCTAGAATATGAAAATATGTTTGTAGAATCCGTTATTAAAGCAGATTCTTTAGGTATTAGAATGAACCGTAAAGTAAAAAGAATAGGCTGTTCTTCATTCAAAGATTTAATAGAAACGAACAAACTTGAAATATATGACAGAGAAACTATTTCAGAGATTTCAACCTTTACAGCAAGAGGAAATTCTTGGGAAGCTACAGATGGCAATCATGATGATTTAGTAATGAATTTAGTATTATTGGGATATTTTGTGGGTACAACATACTTTAATGAAATGACAGATATTAATATTAAAGATTTAATGTTTTCACAAAGAATGCGTGAAATTGAAGATGATGTATTACCTTTTGGATTTATAGATGATGGTAGATATGAGCCAGTAGAAACTCCTAATCCTTGGCAAGTGCAGAAAGCCGCATCTTGGAATGAATGGTGAAAATAGATATTATATAAATAACAGTAATTGAACATAACCGTATTATGACAACTTATAATTCTATTACTTGGAAAAGGAAAGAAACATGGCGTTATTCTCACCATCAGAGTCTCCTGCTGTCGTTGTAAAAGAAGTTGACCTTACTAATGGCGTTGCCAACGTGCCTACTTCAACAGGGGCATTCGTTGGTAACTTTAATTGGGGTCCATGCAACGAACCGACTCGAATCAACAATGAAGCTACACTTGTTAGTACATTCGGCGCACCCGATGTATCGAACACTGTAGACTTTCACTCAGCATCATACTATTTAAGATATTCTGACGATCTAATGGTCGTCCGTAGCGCTGGCGACTCTGCAAAAAATGCAGTAGACTCAGATGCCACAGCAATTTTAATAAGAAATGACACTCACTTTGATACATTAGCTTTAGATAGTTCAGTATCATTTATTTCTAAACATCCTGGAGAACTTGGAAACTCTATTGAAGTACATCTATGTACAGCACATAGTGACTCAGCATTCGATGGCTGGGCTTACAAAAGTAGCTTCACAAGCGCACCAATGACTTCTGATTATGCTTTAAAGGTTGGCGGTATTACTGCAACCACAGATTCTGATCGAAGAGTCAGTACTATTAAAGATGAATGTCATATCGTGGTTCTTGACGCAGACGGAGAACTTACAGGATCAAAAAATCAAATTCTAGAAACTTTCCCTTTTGTATCTTTGGCTAAAGGTGCCAAAAGATCAGATGGTACAAGCAATTTTATTAAAAATGTAATTAACAATCAATCTTCTTATTTAAGATTTGGTAATTTTCCGCAAGTTGGACTTCCTGCAAAATTTTCTGAAAACGCGGGCGAAACATTAACCGCAGCTAATGCAGCAACAATAAATTATACATTTGATAGTGCAGGTGGTAATAATATTGGTGGTAATAATGATATCATTGCAATTAAATTTAATGGAGGAGTAAACTCTGGCACACTAGACAAGAGTCATATTCAAGATGGATTTGATAATTTTGAAGATCCTAATGCCCATCTTATAGACTTTTTAATAGCACCTTCTATGCTTTCAGCTACGGATCAAGTAACAGTTGTAAATGATCTTGTTACAACTGCCGCAAGTATTCGCAAAGATTGTATTGTAGTAACTTCTCCAAATAGGAATGCTGTTATTTCTTCTACTCCGAATACATCAATTGTTGCAGGAGTAAAAAACTTTACTAGAAGTTCTTACCTAGCAGTAGATAACAATTTTCTGAAAGTTTACGATAAGTATAATGATGAATTCATTAATATTCCTGCGGCTTCATCAACTGCTGGACTCATGGCAGCAACAGATAATAACTTTGCACCTTGGTTCTCACCTGCGGGTACCCGTAGAGGACAATATTTTGGAGTTACAAATCTAGCATATAGCCCAACTAAATCTGAAAGGGATGTGTTATATCAAGCTGGCATCAATCCAATTGCAAATATACCTGGACAAGGAATATTGCTCTTTGGTGATAAAACGCACCTTGCAAGACCGTCTGCATTTGATAGAATCAATGTTCGCAGATTGTTCCTTGTCCTCGAAAGAGCAATTTCAAACGCAGCACAAAATATTCTCTTTGAATTTAATGATGAATTTACAAGGGCAGAATTTGTGAATGTGGTTGAACCTCTGTTGAGAGATGTACAGGGTCGTAGAGGTATCACAGACTTTAAACTCGTATGTGATGAAACTAACAATACACCATTAGTCATTGACACTAATCAGTTTATTGCTACACTATTCATTAAACCCGCAAGATCAATCAACTTCATTACTTTAAACTTTACTGCGGTTCGTACCGGCGTGGCGTTTGAAGAAGTTGTTGGCACAGTAAGCTAAGGAGAGAAAAATGGCTATTTTAGGCGTAGATGATTTTAAAGCTAAGTTAAGAGGCGGTGGTGCAAGACCTAATCTTTTCAAAGCTACTATCAACTTCCCTGGCTACGCGGCTGGGGATGTTGAACTTACATCATTCATGTGTAGAACTGCACAGTTGCCCGCTTCACAAGTAGGAGTTATACCTGTAAACTTTAGAGGTAGAATTTTGAACATGGCAGGCGACCGTACATTCAACCCATGGACCGTTACTATTATTAACGATACTAACTTTGATGTAAGAAATGCGATGGAACGTTGGATGAACGGTATTAATGCACACTCTGCAAATACCGGTCTTACAAATCCACAAGAGTATCAAGCAGATTTACTTGTAGATCAACTTGATAAAGACGAAACTATATTAAAGCGTTATGAATTTAAAGGCGCTTTTCCAAGTAGTGTTAGTGAAATTACAGTTGATTATGCAACTAATGATCAGATTGAAGAATTCACAGTTGAATTCCAAATTCAATATTGGTCGTCTTTAGGCACTACTAGTTAAGATATAAATACTTGAAAAGGTGAGGGGTTAGCTCCTCACCTCCTCTGCATTATAATATTAGGAAAAAATATGGCTGACAATGAATTTACAAAACTTTTTGGCTTTGAGTTTAGACGCTCTGGTAAAAAAGATAATGATAAACAAAAACTAAAATCCGTCATTGCACCACAAAATGATGATGGTGCTGGTTATGTTACAGCCTCAGGTAGTCACTTTGGTCAATATGTTGATATTGATGGTGACAACACTAAAGATAATATAAGTCTCATTCAAAAATATAGAGGTATTGCAACTCATCCAGAAGTTGATATGGCTATTGAAGATATCGTAAATGAAGCTATTGTAAACAATGAAGATGATACCACTTTAAAATTAAATTTAGACGAAATTGAAACTCAAGATAATATCAAAGAACAAATCCAAGAAGAATTTGAATATGTACTGTCGTTGTTTGATGCCACAGAACACGCACACGATTTATTTAAAAGATGGTATATCGATGGAAGAATTTATCATCACATTCTTGTAGATGAAAATAATCAGAAGGCAGGTATTCAAGAATTAAGATTTGTTGATGCTATAAAAATTCGTAAAGTAAAAGAAATTAAAACTAAAAAAGATGCAGTAACAAATGCTGACATAATCGATGAAATTAAAGAGTACTATATTTATCAAGATAAACCAGGAAAAGCTGCACCTGGAACAATGTCTAACAAAGGTATAAGATTTAGTACAGACGCTATCAATTATGTAACAAGCGGTCTTTTAGATGAAACAAGAAAAAAAGTTGTCTCTCATTTACATAAGTGTATTAAGCCTGTCAATCAATTAAGAATGATGGAAGACTCTCTGGTCATTTACAGATTGAGTCGTGCACCAGAACGTAGAATTTTCTATGTTGATGTTGGTAACTTACCTAAAGGTAAAGCAGAAGAATATATGAAAAATATCATGACCAAATATCGTAACAAACTAGTTTATGATGCTGGTACTGGTGAGTTACGCGATGATCGTAAACATATGTCAATGCTAGAAGATTTTTGGCTACCTAGGCGTGAAGGTGGTAGAGGTACAGAAGTTTCCACACTTCCCGGTGGTGATAATTTAGGTCAGATCGATGATATTATTTATTTTCAAAAACGTCTTTATCGTGCATTGAATGTTCCTCTCAACAGACTAGAGCAAGAATCACAATTCTCACTCGGTAGAGGCAATGAAGTTACTAGAGAAGAAATAAAGTTTTCAAAGTTTATTGATAGACTGCGAAAAAAGTTTTCTATGGTATTCTTACAAGTTTTGAAAAAACAACTTATCTTAAAAAGAATTATTACAGATGCAGATTGGGATGAATGGAAGACCGATATTAGAATTGACTACGCAAGAGATAACTATTTTGCAGAATTAAAAGATGCTGAAATATTGAGAGAAAGATTGCAGACTCTAGAATTGATGACAAACTATGTTGGTGATTATTTCTCTAAAGGATTTATTCTTAAAAATGTTCTTAAATATACAGAAGATGATGTAAAAGACCTCAAAAAAGAAATTGAGACTGAAATAAAAGATGGCGATCTTCCTGATCCGGCAGAAGAAGAAGATCAAGACGATAGGCGTTAATTATGGCTAGTAGTACGAAATTAAGCTGGCGATTTCTTCATGGAGATAATACAAGCACAGCTAGAGTTAATGCTGGAGAAATATCATATCTAACTGGTACTGCAGAAGATATCACCGAAGATAATTTTCTCGCACTTGCTAGTATAGTAGAATTAGAATATCCTGTTAGAACGGATGGTGCCACATCAACGAATCATGAGACAATTTTATATGAACTTAAAGAAGAAGGTGGTGAAGCACCCGGTAGTATAGTATATAGAATTAGTTTTATTCTAGATGGTGAAGATTTAGATAATATAATAGAATTTGATGAAGGCATAGAAATTAATCAATTTCGTCAATCGATACGTCAGAGAACACCTGCAATTTCAACATCTACAGTTCTATACATCGGAATAGAAAAGATTGAAAAAACTACAGTCCGAGTTGGTAGTTTTCGCCGAAGAAGAAGGCGGGGAGGATCAACAAATACACTTTTACAAAATTTTATAATAGGATTTAAAGTAAAGCAGCCTGTTGCAGATACAGATACGTTGTCAATTTCTCCAGGCACTGGTGCAGATAGTGCTACCTCAGAAGGTGCTGGTTCTGTTGTAACCACATCATTAGAGTCAAATTTAGATTCAGATGCAGATGTAGCAGCCACACAAAAATTATTACTAGATTCTGCAATAGCTTCAGGTATAGCACCAGATAGTTCTGGAATAGTAGCTGGAGTAGATTTAAAAACTATTTCATCTATAGTTCCTGGACCTTCAATTCTTTTAGATAGTTCTGGAAATAGACCTATTCCAAAAGTTGAAGGTATAGATGTAGATAGTGCAGAAATAAAAAATCTACAAGCCGATAGCGCCACAATAGATAAAATTACTGCAGATGGTGGATCTATATCAAAAATTACTTCAGATAGTGCATCTATAACAAACTTATCTGGTAATTCTATGGAATTTGATAGTGCTACTTTAGGGAAATTAAATCTTTCTAAAGATGCTGTAATAGAATTAGGTAGTACTAGTGACAGTGATGGTTTAGGCAATTTATCCGATCTTACATCGATTAAGTCTGATGCTATTACCTCTCCATCGGTCGATACTAAAAGTCTTGAAGCGGATAGTGCTAAAATAGTAAGTGAATTAGAAGTGGGCAGATATGGAATCGACGCTGGTAATCCAGATGATGAACTTGTTCTACTTGATGAAAATTATGGCGGAATTTATTACAAAAAAAATACAGTCAAATATGCATCACTAAAATTTAATGAACAAGATGATAAATGGCATTTTCATCCTAACATAAGAGTTTCCGATTTAGACAGTGATGGAATACCAGATGAAGATGCAGTATCTAATAACTTATCACAACTAGGTAGTGGCGCCCACGGACAATTTTTATCTTATAATGCCATATTAAATCAATATGAATGGGATTATATTGTAAAATCTGGCAAAATTGTTTCTACTGATGCAGAACTTGCTATAGAACTGGCAAATAGACCTTTGCCAAACTCAAATGTAAATGCACAAAACAATAAACAAGACTTAATTCACTCTACTTGGAATACTTTCAATCACGGTAGTACGACAAACTCAACAGAAGAATATTCAAATTATCCTTTTAATGATAGTAATTTAGGGTTTGTATTTTATGATATAACAAATCATATAGTAAAAACTTTGACTTCTGATCATGATGAACAAAGCATAACTGGTCTTGTATCGGACAAAAGTTATGAGGAATATGAAGCTGATATAGTTTTTACTGGAGATAGTTCTAATAAATCTATGGGATTTGTTATAGGTTTTATAAATGAGGGTAAAAAAAATGCAGAAGATGCCGATGGCGTATTTGAAAAGAAATCAACTTTAACATTATTCAGAACACCTAATCCTGCAGGATTTGATGGCAGTGATACTCCTATGGACCATAGTACAAAAGTATATACAAGTTATGCACTTGTATTAAATGCTTTCCAAGAAGATCAGCATATTTTAGATTTTGATGGTACAAGTGAGATTGGTGGTACAACACATTCGTCGTGGGCAGATGCAGGTTCAACAGCGATAAGAATTAAAAAAGATTTAGAACATCTAGTGATTACACTATCTAATTTTGGTAGTTCTGTTCCAAATGATAATATGATATTCGACTTTGACCTTATTAATAATTTTGAAGGACGCGCTAAAAGTTTTGCTGGTCAAGTGCAATATGGATATGTAACAAATGGTGTTAAAGCCGGTACATTTCAAGGTACATTTAAAGGTGGTGGATTAAGCGATATTAATATGGATGATGCTATTGTTGATATTAATAATGAAGAAGTTTACATTTATATAGATTCTGCAGCAACATCAACATATAATTTACCAGTTGGTTATCAAAAACTTGATAGTGATTTAGATGGTACCGGTACACCTATAGACTTTTTTAAAGAAGAATTTAGTTTAGGTAGAATATTTCATAATCCAAATTCTGTGCCGCCTAAAACTTGGTATAAAGATCCTTATACTACATTTGAACTTGCAACAATATTTCGTGAAGTTTTCGAGGACAAATCTCCACAACTTGGAGGTAATCTAGATTTAAACGGATTTGATATTAATAATGTATCTGGTCCTATTGTAATTGATCCAGCACCAGCAAGTGGTATTGGTGGAACGGTTCAAATAAAAGGTGATTTGGAAGTTCAAGGAACAACTACCACTGTCAATTCTACCGAACTCAGCATTGCTGATAAGAATATAGAAATTGCAAAAGGTGCTGCAAATGCAGCCGCCGCTGATGGCGGTGGTATCACAATAGATGGCGCGGGTGCTACAATATTATATAACGCGGACAGTGATGCTTTTGCATTTAATAAAGCCTTTGCTAGTCCCCTTGCAGGTGGTACAAATTTAATATCAGGATATAATACAGATAATCTGAATGAGGGCACAAATCTTTATCATACTACAGCAAGAGCAAGAGCAGCTATTGGATCATCTGACAATGGCGGTGACGGTTCATTTAGCTATAATACATCAACAGGAGTTATATCTTACACAGGACCAAGTGCCGCTGAGACACGGGCACATTTTTCAGCAGCAACCACAGGCACTGCAAGCTATACGCAATTAGCATATAGTAGTGGCGTATATACTTTAAATGTAGATCCTTTAGATGCTTCTGAAATACCTAGTTTAGCCGCTTCAAAAATAACATCTGGTGCTTTTGCGGATGCTAGAATTCCTAGTTTAGCCGCTTCAAAAATAACATCTGGTGCTTTTGCGGATGCTAGAATTCCTAATTTAGCCGCTTCAAAAATAACATCGGGTATTTTTGACTCAGATAGAATACCAACTTTAGCTACTTCGGATATAACATCGGGTATTTTGGACTCAGCTAGAATTCCCATTATGACATACTCCGAAGTTAGCGGTACACCAACATCAATAACTGATCTAGGAATAAGTGACGGCACTTCTGGTCAAATTTTAAAAACTGATGGTTCTGGTGGATTTACTTTTATAACTCCGCCCGTATCTGGAGTCACTTCTGTTGCTACCGGAACAGGACTGTCTGGCGGAACTATTACTTCTACAGGCACTATTAACTTGGCAAATACTGCGGTAACGCCAGGATCATATACTACTGCAGATATTACTGTTGATGCACAGGGTAGAATAACAGCGGCATCTGATGGTACATCTGGCGATAATGCATATACTGGTATTACAATATCTGAAGATGGTGGTACAGGATCATTTGTTGCAAGTGCTTCTAGCGCAAATGCCAATTCTGGAACAGATAGACTAGATTTTATAGCAGGTACAGGAATAACAATTCTGGGAACTTCTTCAGCATCATCAAATGGTGATAAAATTAAAATATCTTCATCTCCAGGAACCACAGTTAATTCAAATGCTAATAATAGAGTCATAACAGGTAGTGGAACTGCAAACACTTTAAATGGTGAAGCTAATATGACGTTTGATGGTTCAACTCTTGCTGTAACTGGAGCAATTACAGCGACTGGAAATGTGACTGCAGCATTTTCTTCGGACTTGAGACTTAAAGAAAACTTAGAAAAAATTGATAATGCTCTTGAAAAAGTAGATAATTTAAATGGTTATACATTTAATTGGAATGAAAAAGCGGACTTTATTTTTACGCCTAGAAATAAAAGAGAAGCTGGAGTTATTGCTCAGGAAGTTGAAAAGGTAATGCCAGAAGTTGTTGTGGATAGAGTTGATGGATACAAAGCTGTTTATTACGAAAAACTTGTACCTATCTTGATCGAATCTATTAAAGAATTAAAAGCAAGAATTGAAGAATTAGAAAGTAAAAAATGACTTTACCATTCAGTGGAACAATAACATTAAATGATATAAATTCGGAGTTTGGTAATGGCGCATCTCTAACACAAAATTATAATGGTAATTTAACTTCCGCAGAACGTGTTGATCATCCTTTAGTTCCAGCATCTGGAGATATTTCTCTTTGGGATTTTTACACAGTAACTGCCCCAAGTTCCGGTCCTGGATTGTTTAATACAAATCATAATATGCTTGTTCAAACGTTTGGAACTGATGGATCTACTACTGATGCCGCTGGAGATACTGTAGTAGTTAAGACTTTTACAGGATGGGAAGTCATGTTAGGTCAATTGGTTACAGGAGTTTCTAATACCCCTGGAACTAGTGTGACCAGTCTTACCGATACAACATATCCTGCAAATAATTTAAATGTAACAGCAAACAATCAAGCTGGTAATAGTGGTCCTCATAAAGATACAAATATTAGCCATTCTGGAAATTTTAATCGTACTGGTGATCCATCATTTACTGTATCTTTTATTACGCCAGACTATATTATAGACGGATCAGCATCAGGACATAATGCTATTAGATTAAGTAGCAGCATGTGGACCGATACGGGATTTGATGTTGTCAGAGGTCCGATTTTATATTCTGCAACTGCTAGGGCAGTTGCGGCTGGCGAAAGAGTTAAATTTCTATATAGAGCGGAATCAGGAGGAGATGCTTATGATTTATTTGCTTATGCTGTTGATCCTAGCAATGGAAATCAACAAATACTATTAAATACAACTCAAAATTCTAGTGGTGGCGCAACGGATTGGATATCAAGTGTAACTACAATAACCACATCGGGTAATTATTTATTTGTTTTTTGTAATGGTACTTTTGATTTTACAGGAGGTAGACTTGCTGGAGCGACCGTTTATGTGACAGATATTGAAGTTGTGTCGGGTGGTAATCTTACAGGAGGAGGTTTTAGTGGTGTTGGTAATAATCCTAACTGGACATCAAATACAACAACTTCTGCAGTAACATTCACTACAAGTGGAAGTGGAATAGATGCTGTATTAAATATACAAACTGTTGGTACTCAAGCCGTAATTAGAGTTATTGAAGAAGGTTCAGGATTTGCAGTAGGAGATACTATAACCGTTGGTGGTCAACAGTTAGGTGGTAATGCTAGTGGAGATGATTTAACTTTTACTGTTGCTTCATTAGCGTAATATTTGTAAATTCTATTTTGTATAAATAATACTATTACAAGGAGATATTGATATGGAAGATGAAGATTTTGAAATAGATTATGAAGTATCCGATGATGAAGATGAACTAGAAGAATATGAGTTTGGTTCTGAGGATGATGAAGATGATGAAGATGGGTATGACGATTATGATTTTGAAGAACCTCAACCTATGTTAGATTTTGTTAATTCAGTACATAATGATGAACTTAGAGATGCTGGAAATTCTTTTCAGTCTATGCTAGGTGATAAGATTAAAGATGCTATAGAGGCTGAAAGAATTAATATAGGAACTCAAATGTTTGGTTCTGAAATGGCAGAAGAATAAAATAGAGAATTTAAATGAAAACTTTTAAAGATTTAATAAAAAATTTAGTCGTAGAAAAAAATGTTATGGTTGGCAAAAGCAAAATTGTTGTAACTAAATCTGGTAACAGATTTAAAGCTTCTATTGATGGAGAACATTTGGACGATTATGAATCTGAAAAAGAAGCAATTACTATGGCAAAAGAATTTATTAAACAGTTTAAGAATAAGGGATAAGACATGAAACTAATCGCAGAATATTGTGATCATGATATACATCTAGTCACCGAAGCAAAGGCAAATGGCGAAAAGTCTTATCAGATCGAAGGTGTATTTGCACAAGCCGATCAACCAAATAGAAACGGCAGAATTTATAGAATGGAAGTAATGAAGCCTGCCGTTGAAAAATATATATCAGAACAAGTTAATACTGGTCGTGCTGTAGGTGAGTTAAATCATCCAGAAGGACCCACTGTTAATTTGGATAAGGTATCCCATCGTATTACGGAAATGAAATTTGATGAAAGTAATGTGATGGGTAAGGCACTTATATTAGATACTCCTATGGGTAAAGTTGTAAAAGGCTTGCTTGATGGTGGTGTTCAACTAGGTGTTTCGACTCGTGGTATGGGAAGTCTTGTAAAACAGAATGGAATAATGGAGGTTGGGAATGATTTTCAACTCAACACCGTTGACATTGTTCAAGATCCGTCAGCGCCTGGAGCTTTTGTTAATGGAATAATGGAAGGCGTAGAATGGGTATGGAATAATGGTTTGATTGAATCACAAGACATTGAAAAAATAGAGACTGAAATTAAGAAAACATCTTCACGCTCACTTGTGGAAGCACAAGTTCGTGGGTTTCAAAATTTCCTCTCGTTGCTTAAATAAGAAAAGGAGTCAAGTATGACTGATGAAAACCAGGAACTTGAGATCCATGATGACAACGAAATTGTGGAATCTCACGAAGATTATCTAAACGAAAGAAGCGAACCTATGGGCGATAAACCATCGACCATGACTACGCCTCCAAGTGAAGATGATTCGGTCGCGTCTGTAAAAGCCGCTGCCGGTAAAACTAAAAAAGCATCTCCGCCTAAAACTAAAGCGGGAATGAAAGCTGCTATGGCAGCAAAAGCAGAAGGAATGACGAAAATTCAACTACAATCATTGTACGCAAGTGTAATGGAAGAAGAAGTTGAATTGGATGATGAGGAAGCTATTGTGGAAGATACCACAAAAGACGAATTGGAAGTCATGATTTCTGAAGATGAGTCTCTAAGTGAAGATTTTAAAGCAAAGGCAAGCGTACTTTTTGAAGCTGCAATTAACAATCGTGTTGCAACTAAAGTTTCAGAATTAGACGAAGAATTTGCTGCAAAAATCGAGAGTCTTGAGGAGCAGTTTGCTACCGAGACAGAAGAATCGATTGAAGAAGCCAAAGTTGATTTGGTAGACAAAATGGATTCTTATCTCAACTATGTAGTCGAAAATTGGATGGAAGAGAATAGACTTGCTGTTGAGCAAGGTATTCGTACTGAAATTGCAGAAGGTTTCATGAGCAAGTTGAAAGACCTGTTTACTGAGTCTTATATTGAAGTACCAGAATCCAAAGTTGATCTAGTTGACCAACTTGCTGAAGAAGTCCAAGACCTAGAAGGACTTTTGAATGCAGAAACCGCCAATAATGTTGCAATGAATGAAAAAGTAAATAACCTTAAGCGTAGTATGATTATTACAGAAGCGTCTAAGGATCTTGCTGAAACACAAGCTGCAAAATTACTAAAACTGGCTGAAGGTGTAGATTTTGAGAACGAAGAAACATTTGCGTTCAAAATCGAAACCATTAAAGAGTCGTATTTTTCAACAAAAAGCGAAGCGGAAACGCCAGCAGCAATTGTTGAAGAAACGCTTACCGAAGAAACTAATGAAGATACTAATCAAGTAGATGTTTCTTCTAGTATGGCGCAATATATTGCTGCCCTAAAAGCTAACTAAGGAGTATTAAAGTTATGCAATACAATCAACTCGTAGAAAAGTGGGCACCGGTTCTGAATGAAGAATCAGCCGGTAATATCCAAGACAAGCACCGTAAAGCGGTTACCGCTGTTGTGCTTGAAAACCAAGAAAAAGCTCTCATGGAGCAACGCGCACAAATGACCGGTTTCGGTGAATTGAGCGAAGCCGCACCAACCAACTCAACAGGTGCAAACGTACAAAATTGGGATCCAATTCTAATTTCGCTTGTTCGTCGTGCTATGCCTAACATGATGGCATATGACGTATGTGGTGTTCAGCCAATGACTGGTCCAACTGGCCTGATCTTTGCAATGAAGTCCACATATCGTACAACAGCCAACGGTCAAACTGATGGCGGAGAAGCCCTGTTCAATGAAGCAGGTCATGCATTCTCAGGTGAATCCGCTGGCATTCACAGCACAGACGGTTCTGGTTTCAACGGCGTTACTAATGCTGGCGCAGCTGGCCTTGATGATGATCGTAATGATCCTCTGACTGGTGTTGGTATGTCTCTGGCAGCTGGCGAAGCACTTGGCACTGGCGGGGGTTCGCCTGCGTTTAATGAAATGGGTTTCACCATTGATAAAGCACAAGTTGTTGCGAAAACACGCGCATTGAAAGCGGAATATTCGCTTGAACTCGCACAAGATTTGAAAGCAATTCATGGTCTGGACGCTGAAAGCGAACTGGCTAACATTCTTTCAACTGAAATTCTTGCAGAGATTAACCGCGAAGTTATCCGTTCGATCAACAGCCAAGCTAAAACTGGTGCTTCTACAGGAAACACTGCACTGAATGGTGCATTTAACCTGAACACAGATGCAGACGGTCGTTGGAGCGTTGAGAAGTTTAAAGGTCTCATGGTTCAAATCGAGCGTGAAGCAAATACAATTGCAAAAGAAACTCGTAGAGGTCGTGGTAACTTTATCATTACATCTTCGGACGTTGCTTCTGCATTGTCTGCAACTGGTATGCTTGATTATGCACCAGCGTTGAAAGACAACCTGAATGTAGATGATACTGGCAATACATTTGCTGGTGTTCTTAATGGTCGCACAAAAGTATATATTGATCCATATGCTGTTGTAGACTATATCACCGTAGGTTATAAAGGTACTAACGCATATGATGCTGGTATCTTCTATTGCCCATACGTACCTCTCACAATGGTTCGCGCCGTTGCTGAGGATAGCTTCCAGCCAAAAATTGGTTTCAAAACTCGTTATGGCATGGTATCGAACCCATTTGTTGGTGCAACTGCATCTGATGGACTCGCAAACGCTAGAACTAACCAATACTACAGAATTTTCCGTGTAGACGATCTTCTGGTAAGTTCATAATAAAAAAAGAGCGCCACACAGAGGGCGCTCTTTACTACTACTCAAAGACAGTGTTTCGGCACTGTCTTTTTTTAATCTAACCAACAGTTCCATTGTTCATTCATATAAAATGCTTCTAATGTATTATCTTTACCGAATGGTGAGATAATTTTACATACTGGAGGATTAGCATCATCTTCCCGCAAATCATATCGCATACTCATAGAACCTTCTACAATTTGACAATCGTGGTGTGATGGCTTAACCATCGAACCTGTAAATCTAACTGTTACGACTTGCATTATAAAACTCCTCTTTTCATTTTCCAATTTTGGATTGTTTTGTTGTACCATTCTTCATTCTTATTACGCAGAATATCAAGAGGTGCGTGGCTTACTTCTAAACCTTCTTCATTTCTTGCATCAACATATTCTTCAACAGTAAAAGACTTTACCAGTTCTGCAACAAATTTTGCTTTTGTGAATGGACCGCCGTACTTGAACCGAGCGATAAAGAGGTCTTTTGGTTTACCAACACGTGATGGATGAACATTTACGCCATTTTTTGAAACTGCTGGCCAAACTGGACGATCTGTATAATCTCCAGTGTAGTGAAGGTATCCACCGAAGTATGTGAAGTCTTTTTTGTTGAACTTAGTCATTTGTGAACCCTTTCAAGTGATTCTTTCTATACTAATAATCTAGCATAAAAAAGAGGTATTGTCAAGTATAAATACAGATATAAAGGGGAATTATATGGCAAATTTAACACAAACATCAAATTTTTTACAGCCGACAAACTTTAAGGTCGTTATAGATCATACAAAGTTTGGCAATCTAGAATTTTTTGCACAAAGAGTTATACACCCAGGTGTTTCTGTTCAAGCACCTCTTGTACCATATAAAAGAATTGCTTCTATATCAGTTCCTGGAGATACTCTCGCATTTGAAGATTTGTCTATGGATGTTTTAGTAGATGAACAAATGAACACTTATATTGAGGTATTTAATCTAATCAATAGTATGGTTCAAACTACACAACAAGATGCATTAAGAAAAGATGCTACTAATGATCAAACCATGGATATCACACTGACGATAACTAGTAGTGCTAATAATGTAGTCAAACAAATTAGATATATAGATTGTGTAGCTACAAACATAGGAACAATACTTTTAGAAGCTACTTCAGAAACATCACCTGTAATCACATTTCCAGTGACTTTTAAAATTGGATATTATGAAATAAGATAATTATATTATGGAGAGTTAATTGCTAACACTTGAAAGCACTTTAGAAGAATGGCAAACTGATTGTAAAATTGATGAAAATAACTTGGTAAGATCAACCGTAGAAATTGCAAAACTACATGCAAAATATTTACAAGTTTTGTCTATCAATAAACTTCAATTAAAAAAATCTCAAATGAGACAACAAACACTTCTTTTGGAGAAGTGGAAATATTACAATGGCAAACTATCACAAGATGAAATTGAAGCTCATGGATGGGAATATGACCCCTTTAATGGCATCAAAGTAATAAAAGGTGATATGAATCGCTATTATGATGCAGATATAGATATACAAAAAAGTGAAGAAAAAATTGCATATTATAAAACTTTTGTAGAAACTTTGAGTGAGATTGTTGAAAACCTCAAATGGAAACACCAGTCGATAGGTAATATTATTAAATGGAAACAGTTTGAGGCTGGTGGATAATGATTGAAAAGATTACAGTAGGTAAAAAGAATGAGAGTCAATTGCTAGTTGATGCTGATAGTGGCATCTTAATGGAATTGAATGAATATTTCTCATTTTTTGTTGACGGCTATAAGTACATGCCACTCTACAGAAACAAAGTTTGGGATGGCAAGATAAGAATATTCAATGCTTTGGTGCAAGAATTACCTGTTGGTCTTTTACATCAACTTAAAGAATTTGCAAAAAAACGCGGTTATGAATTAGAATATGAAGATGGTGAATATGGATCACCAGAACAATATAATGCTGTTGATCCAGAAGAAATAATGAAGTTTATTACCAGTCTTAATTTGAGAGGTAATGGTAATCCTATTACTGTAAGAGATTATCAATTCGATGCTATCTGTACTGCAATTACAAATAAAAGATCAATATTATTATCTCCTACAGGTAGTGGTAAATCTTTAATAATTTATGTGTTACTACGTTGGTTACTTGAAAGGTGTGATGATAAAAAAATTCTGATCATTGTACCGACAACTTCATTGGTTGAACAGATGTATGCGGACTTTGCTGATTATTCATCTCATGATTCTTGGAATGCCGTACAAGAATGCCACAAAATATTTTCGGGTAAAGCAAAAGATATGGAAGAAAATGTTGTCATTTCAACTTGGCAGTCTGTATATAAACTGCCGCCGGCTTGGTTTCAACAATTCTACGGTGTTTTTGGAGATGAATGTCATGGATTCAAATCAAAATCATTAACTTCTATTATGAATAAATGTGTAAATACTGCATATCGATACGGCACAACAGGCACACTTGATGGTACTCAAACACATAAACTTGTACTAGAAGGTCTTTTTGGCAAAGTAAGAAAAGTTACTACCACTAAAAAATTACAAGATGATGACACACTTGCACCTCTTAATATTTTTATGCTAACTTTAGATTACAATGAAACAGATAAAAAAGAAAATGTAGGCAAAACATATCAGCAAGAGATTAATTGGATTGTAGCAAATGAACGCAGAAATAAATTTATAAGAAATCTTTCAATTGATATGAAAGGTAACACTCTGGTATTATTTCAATTTGTTGACAAACACGGCAAAGTGTTGTATGATCTAATTCTGAATAAAGCTGAAGAAAGCAGAAAGGTATTTTATGTCTCAGGTCAAACAGATGCTACAGACCGAGAAACGATAAGAAAAATTGTTGAAACTCAAAAAGATTCTATCATTGTTGCTAGTCTTGGTACTTTTAGTACAGGTATAAATATAAAGAATCTACACAATATAGTATTTGCATCTCCTAGTAAGTCTCAAATTAGAGTATTGCAAAGTATTGGTAGAAGCTTAAGGAAGAGTGATGATGGTCGTATAAGTAAGCTATACGATCTAGTTGATAATCTACAACACAAATCTAGAAAAAATTATACATTACTTCATGGTGAGGAAAGATTGAAGATATACCAAAAAGAGCAATTTCAGTATAAAGAGTATAGGATAAAAATATGAATATAAGAAAAAACAATATTCTACAGTTAAAACTTACCAACGGTGAAGAAATTCTTTGTGAGATGATTGATATTCCTAAAGACTTAATGGAAGAAGAAATTGATGATGAATTTGAAGTAATTGTTAGAAACTGTCTTAGTATAACTAAAGTTAGAGTTTCAGAAAACAAACTATTCTGTACACTTGATCCTTGGGTTTCTTTTCAAGATGTTCATAAAAATAATATAGCTTCTTTAAATCCCCAACATATTATAGTAAAATGTATTCCAAGTGAAGAGGTTATGGAACAGTATCTAAATGCAATAGCTGCAGATGATACTAGTCAAGATGACATTGGATATCTAGATGCATCTAGTTGGATGGAAAGATTGGGCTTAAAAGAGAAATTAGTAGATATATATGATTCAGATCAAAATGTGATAACGTTTCCATCTGGAACTAAACACTAGTTACTACCCCACTCACTAAGAAGAATCTTATTATAACAGATTCTTAGGATTTGTCAACCCATAAAAGACGGTTGACAAGAAATAAAATATGTGATATAATGTATGTATTATGAAGGAGTGATTATGGCAAAGAAGAAATCTAAGAGTACCCATTATGTGGATAATAAAGAATTTTCTCACAATATAGTGGAATATGTAAAAACAATTAATACAGCTAGAGAAAATAAAGAATCTTTGCCTATAGTTCCTAACTATTTGGCAGCATGTTTTTTGAAAATTGCAGAGAATCTATCGCATAAGTCTAATTTTATTAGATATACTTACCGTGAAGAAATGGTAATGGACGCGGTAGAAAACTGTTTAAAAGCTGTTGAAAATTATAATATCAATGCAGCTACACGCTCAGGTAATCCAAATGCATTTGCTTATTTCACTCAGATAATTTGGTATGCATTTTTAAGAAGAATTGCAAAAGAAAAACGCCAACAAGATATAAAAGAAAAATATTTATCACAATCAGGTATAGAAGCATTTCTTGTAACCGAACAAGGAGAAGCTGGAGCCTCAGTGGCCACACATTTCATTGATGTTTTAAAAGATAGAATAGACAAGGTAAAAGAGACAGATACTTCCATGAAAGAATTTGCTAAAAAGGAAAAACAACGAAAGAAAAGAACTGTCAATGTTGATTCTGATTTGAAAGACTTTTTAATATGAAATTACTAATCATAAATGATACTCATACAGGTATCAGAAATAGCTCGGATATATTCTTAGAAAACGCTAGTAAATTTTATTCTGAGATAATGTTTCCATACTGTGACGCGCACGGTATAAAACAGATATTACATCTGGGCGATTATTATGACCATCGTAAATTTATTAATTTTAAAGCACTAACTCACAATCGCAAGAGTTTTTTAAATCCTATGCGTGAACGCGGCATGACTATGGATATCATACCTGGCAATCATGATACATATTTTAAAAATACAAATGAATTAAATTCATTGAAAGAATTGCTAGGTCACTATATGAATGAAGTTCATATAATTATGAAACCTACTGTTATGAATTATGGCGGTCTTGACATTGCATTACTACCATGGATTACAAGTGAAAATCATTCAGAGTCTATGAACTTTGTTAAAAATTGTAAAGCATCTATACTTGGTGGACACTTAGAACTAAATGGTTTTGATATGATGCGTGGCATTAAAAATACCCATGGCATGTCGAAAGAAGAATTTTCTAGATTTGAGTTAGTTCTATCTGGTCACTTTCATACCAAATCTCAACAAGATAATATCATGTATCTCGGTACTCAAATGGAATTTTTCTGGTCTGATGCCCATGATCCTAAACACTTTCATGTGCTAGACACTGAAACAAGAGAAATCGAGGCTATTGTTAATCCATTCACATTATTTGAAAAGATAGTATATGACGATACCAGAACTGATTATAATAATTATTCTCTCAATCATATTGATCATAAATTCGTCAAGGTAGTAGTAGTTAATAAACAAGACCCCTTTACATTTGACAAATTTTGTGATAGAATACATGCTAAGAATATCCATGAATTAAAGATAAGTGAAAACTTTGAAGAATTTATGGGTGAGCGCGTGGGTGATGAAGGAGTATCTGTAGAAGATACTACAACATTACTTGATAGTTATGTTGAATCTGTAGATACTGAGTTGGATAAAAGCAGGATTAAAATTGAAATGAGAAATTTATTGACTGAAGCACAGGCACTAGAAATTACATGATATTATTTAAATCTCTAAAGTACAAGAATTTCCTATCAACTGGTGATAATTGGACTAATATTAACTTAAACAAAGCCAAGTCCACATTGATTGTTGGCTCAAATGGTGCAGGTAAATCTACAATGCTTGATGCAGTATCATTTGCATTGTTTGGTAAACCACATCGTAATATCAACAAACCTCAGCTAGTAAACTCTATCAATAATCGAGATTGTATTGTAGAAGTTGAATTTACTGTTGGTTCTAATCATTTTAAAGTTGTAAGAGGAATCAAACCTACACTATTTGAAATATATCAAAACGGCAATATGTTTGATCAATCTTCACACGCTAAAGAATATCAAAAAATATTAGAACAGAATATTTTGAAGCTAAACCACAAATCTTTTCATCAGATTGTTGTATTAGGTAGTAGTTCGTTCATTCCATTTATGCAGTTGCCAGCACAACATAGGCGTGATGTTATTGAAGATTTGTTAGATATCAATATTTTTTCAAAGATGAACCAATTATTGAAAGAAAAAACTTCAGAATTAAAAGCAAAGATTAAAGATGTTAAGTATAATCTTGATTTATTATCTAATAAGATTGATACGCAAAAGAAATATATTGGTGATATAACCACATTGAATGAAGGCTTTATAGAAAAAAAGAAAATCGATATATCTAATCTGAATTCTGAAATAATGGACTTAGAAAAAGATAATGAAGTATGTCAAAATTTTATAGATGAAAATCAAAAAACAATGCAAGAGGAGTTAGATCGTGCAAATGATAAAAAACAAGCATTACTCCAATATCAAGCGCAGTTTCAAACCAAAATCAAAGTCTTGGTTAAAGAAGCGAAATTCTATGAGCAAAACGAAACGTGCCCAACTTGTACCCAGAGTATTGATCCAGTACTCAGATCAAACAACCTTGATACTGCACAAAAGAAAGCAAAAGAGCTTAAAGAAGCAATGGACCATGGACTTAAAGAGTCGGTTATTGTGGAACAGACTATTGGACGGTATACTGAGTTGGCAGAAAACATCCGACAGAAGTTGTCCGCTGTATCTTCTAACAATAATACGATCAACAGGCTCCAAAGACAGATACAATCTTATCAAGACGAACTGACTAAAAAATCTGATGGGGATCTGACAAAGGCTAATGAAGAACTACAAGTACTTTCCGATGAACAAAGCTCTATAAAAGAATCTGGTTATGGATTAAATGAAAATCTATTATATAATCAGGTAATGACAGAAATGTTAAAAGATACGGGCATCAAAACTAAAGTAATAAAACAGTATCTACCAGTAATAAATCATCTAGTAAACCAGTATCTGCAAACGCTAGACTTTTTTGTTCATTTTGATCTTGATGAAAGCTTTCAAGAAACTATACGGTCAAGGCACCGTGATGCATTTTCATATGATTCGTTTAGTGAAGGAGAAAAACAACGCATTGATTTAGCACTTCTATTCACTTGGCGTCAGATTGCCAAGATGAAAAATTCCGTAGCTACAAATTTATTGATATTGGATGAAACCTTTGACTCTTCTCTTGACCATGAAGGGGTTGACAATCTGATGAAAATACTGTATACTCTGGATGATGATACTAATGTTTTTGTCATTTCCCATAAAGGTGAGATATTAGATGGTAAATTTGTAGACAAGTTAGAATTTTATAAAGATAAAAATTTCAGTAAAATTAAATAAACCTATTGACTCTTTCCTGCATATTTGATATAATGCAGTAGATATACATAATGGAGACTAAAATGAAACTATCAGATAATACTATTTCTGTATTGAAAAACTTTGCATCGATTAATAGCAATATTGTAATCGATACTGGAAACACTATCAGGACAATCTCAGAAGCTAAGAATATTCTAGCAAAAATTGATGTTGAAGAAACTTTTGATCAAGAATTTGGTATCTATGACCTGAATGAATTTCTTGGAGTTATCAATTTGGTAGATAGCCCTGAGAACAAACCAACACTCAATTTTCAAGAGAATTTTGTAACTATTTCAGATGCATCTGGTTTAGCTAATATTAAATATTTCTTTTCAGATACAGACATGTTGACAAAAGCTGGTAAAGATGTTAGAATGCCAGAAGGTGAAGTTAAATTTGATTTAGATGAAGGTGTACTACAAAAGTTAAAAGCTGCGGCATCTGCATTGGGTCACACCGAATTAATTATTGAAGGTGTATCCGATAAGTTGGCAAAGATTACTGTTACTACATCAGAAAACGCAACAGCAAATACTTTTTCTATCGAAATTCCAGCGACTTCTCCAAATGCTACATACAAGTTCATATATAACATTAACAATTTGAAGATTTTAACTGGTAACTATGAAGTCGAGATTTCTTCACAAAAAATCTCAAAACTAACGAATTCGACTAACGGGCTGCAATATTGGATTGCACTTGAAAAAACATCAACTTATGGAGAATAATATTAATGGCTGATGATCAACACAAAAAAGCATACGACCTTATGAATCAAATCTCTCGTAGTGCAATTGCTGTAATCGACACTGTAACACAAAGAGGTGGCTTTCGCGGTGAAGAACTTTCAACGATTGGACAACTGCGTGATCAATGTACTCAAGGTGTGCAGATTGTAGAAAACTGGAAGCAAGAGCAAGCCGAAGCAGAGTAATCGTTTAACAAGGATAGAATTATATTATGAACGTAGAAAAACAGCGCAAGCTGGACAATGAATTTTTGTGGGTTGAACGTTATAGACCACAAACTATCGCTAGAACTATCCTACCAAATGATCTGAAGAAAACTTTTAAAGATATTGTCAAGACTGGTGAGTTGCCTAATATGTTATTTACAGGCACTGCTGGTCTTGGCAAAACTACTGTTGCCAAAGCATTATGTAATGAAATGAATTTAGATTACATAATTGTAAATGGTTCTGAAGAAGGCAATATTGACACCTTGCGTGGTAAAATTAAACAGTTTGCATCTACAGTATCTTTACAGGGTGGCTACAAGGTAGTTATTCTTGATGAAGCAGATTATCTAAACGCACAATCTACGCAGCCTGCATTGCGTGGATTTATAGAAGAATTTAGTAATAACTGTCGTTTCATTCTTACTTGTAATTTTAAGAATCGTATTATTGAACCACTTCATTCTAGATGTGGTGTATATGAATTTAATACAAGTAAGAAAGTTATGGCAGAACTATGTGGTCAAATGCTACAGAATGTAAGAAGTATCTTAGAAGATCAAAATGTAAAATGGGCAGATAAAGATGTTGCAACAATTATTTCTAAACATGCGCCAGATTGGAGAAGAGTACTCAATGAAATCCAAAGACGATCTGTGGGTGGTATACTTAGTACTAACGGTATTACTAATTCTAGTTTGGGTGAAAGTAGCACTCTCATAAAGCATTTAAAAGAAAAAGACTTTAAAAAAATGAAACAGTGGGTAGCAAATAATATTGATACCGACACCTCAGCAATATTTAGATCGATATATGATACTATGCAAGATAATGTAAATCCTCGTAGTATTCCTCAAGTTGTTTTAACTTTAGCTGAATATCAATACAAGGCGGCATTTGTTGCGGATATCGAAATAAATACTGTTGCTTGTCTCACAACTCTTATGGCAGAAGTGGAATGGTTATAATGGCTGCATATGAAGGCTTAGATAATTGTGTTATCTTTGATTTTGAAACTCTTTCAGTTGATGTAAACCAAGGGGTAGTTTTATCTCTTGGTTTACTTAGTTATTCAGATACAAGATTTATAGGTGACATTCCTTATTCATATGACGAATTATTAGAAAATTCAAAGTATATGAAATTTGATGTTGAAGATCAAGTAAAGAATTACAATAGAAAAGTTTCAAAAAGTACACTTGATTGGTGGAATAAACAAGGCGAAGAGGCAAAAAGTGTACTAAAACCAAATTTAGAACTTGACGAATCTATTTCTCAACTGTATAATTTCTTTGTATTGAATGTTAATATGAACAACTTAAAGACTGTATTCTGTAGAGGAAACACTTTTGATATTCCTATTATGGAAGGTATAATGAAACAAACAGGTTATTCAGTTCCTTATCCTTTTTGGATGGTTCGTGATACACGTTCTTTTCTTGATGGTCTACTATACGGCAGCGGTCAAAGAAATAGTTACATTCCTGAGGGCTGTAAAGAAAAGTTTGTTGCACATGACGCAAGACATGATGTTGTAATGGACGTAATGAGAATGCAAACAATTATACAGGCACTTTAATGAATCACTTTGATTATCTGAATTCAATTAATACTACTAAAGATGATATTATGGTAGATGATATTGCAGAAAAGAAATATTCTAGTTATATGGTAAATAGAGGTTTATCATATTTCAACGATACTATTCTCTTAGCAAATGAAATGAATTATAGACATAATATTCCAGCAAGAATGCAATATGATCTATTGAGAACTTTGGTAAGAAAGCGAAAAAGATTTTCAAAGTGGTTTAAAGCTGAAAAAATCAATGATCTTGAATTAATAAAAGAATATTATGGATATAATAATCAAAGAGCGCGTGAAGCACTTAGTTTATTACCAAAAGAACAACTAGATCACATTAGATTTAAGTTGCGTAAAGGCGGCAAAAACTAAAACATATAAATAACATTGTCATAAAATGAATATAACAAAAAAGTGAGTTGACAATGGAAGAATCAAATATAGTATCTTGGACTCCTGATTCTATGTTAGAAGTTACACTGAATGAACCTGATGATTTTTTAAAGGTAAGAGAAACACTAACAAGAATAGGCGTATCAAGTAGAAAAGAAAACAAACTATTTCAATCGTGTCATATCCTTCACAAGCAAGGTAGATACTTTATAGTACATTTTAAGGAACTATTTTTATTAGACGGTAAGAAGTCAAACATAGAAGAAAGTGATTTAGCTAGAAGAAATACAATAGCAACACTAATGTCGGACTGGGGACTTGTCACAATAGAAAATGGTAAGGTAGCTGAAAATTTAGCACCTCTGCGACAAATTAAGATTATTCCTTTCAAAGATAAAGACAAGTGGGAGTTATGTCCCAAGTATAATATTGGAAGAAAATAAATGCAGAGTTTTAGCGCATATACTTTAAACGAAAATGCTTTAAAAGCATTAAGGGTTGCAACAAAAGCCCATAAAGGACAAACTCGGAAGAGTGGTGGTGAGTATATAAATCATCCCAAAGAAGTTGCGCGTTTTGTAAAACAATTCAAAAAATCTAATAATCTATCTGCCCTAATACAGGCAGCATATCTTCATGACACACTTGAGGATACCGACACTACCTATGAAGATTTGGTAAAGCAGTTTGGTGCTCTTGTGGCTGATATGGTTCAAGAATTGACTACAGATAAGGCTGCTTCTGATGCTATTGGTAAAGGTGAATATATCGCAAACAAAATGGCTAAAATGTCCAGTTGGTCATTAGTTGTTAAGTTAGCAGACAGACTCGCTAATGTACAAGATATTGACACTAGACCAGAAGATTTTCAAAAGAAATATGCCGCACAAACTACTTTAGCTATAAAAAAATTAAGAAAAGATAGATATCTAAGTAAAACTCATAATAAAATTATTTCAGCAATTGAGAAAAAAATTAAGGAATACGTTTAATGAAAACTTTTTTTTCTTTCATAACTGAATTGACCAAAAATCAACGTAAAAAGAAAGAGTCTTATGCTCTAACATATATTAGGCAAGGTAAAATGGGCATTCTAAGAATTCGACCATTGCCAGGCAGTAAGTGGGTTGAGGTTAGAGGTAAAGCAGGATTTGAAAACAATTATGATGAAAACGATTATCTACACAGAACAATGACTCTTATAGGTAAAGGTGTAAACGTATCTGATTTTGTAAATGGTACAGAAGTTGTATTATATGATAGAGGTGATCCGACTGCAAAACTAGCAGTGAGAGCAATCCGAGCAATTGTTAGATATCCAGATGTACAGCACTGGTAGGAGAAATAAATGAAAAGTTTTATCGCATTTTTATCTGAAAAAGATAAGCATTATCGCCCAACTAAAAGTGGTGCAGGTATGACGCAAAAGGGCGTTGATGCTGTAAATAGAAAAACTGGTGGAAATTTAAAAACTGCAGTTACTGGTAATCCTAAACCAGGATCAAAAGATGCTGGTCGTCGCAAATCATACTGCGCTAGATCCGCAGGTCAGTTAAAAATGTGGCCAAAAGCTGCGAAAGATCCGAATAGTCGTTTAAGGCAAGCTAGAAAACGCTGGAAGTGCTAATGAAATCTTTTATAAGTCATTTGAATGAAAGTATGCTTGATATACTTTCAATGGAAGTGAGAAAAAGTATAAAGTCTGCTGGTGGTAAAATCTACCAAATCGGCGGTGTAGTTCGTGATGAATTACTAGGTAAAGTTTCAAAAGACTTGGATCTTATCGTTGTAGGTGTGGAACTCAATGATTTAGAAAGAATATTAAAGCCTCACGGTAAAGTGAATATGGTGGGTAAATCCTTTGGTATTCTAAAATTTGTACCCACAGGTTCTACAGAAGAAGAAGATATAGACATTTCTGTACCCCGTATCGACTCTAAAAGTACAGGCTCTGGTCATAAAGACTTTGAAGTACAGCTTGGTAAAGGTATTACACTTCAACAAGATCAGCTACGGAGAGACTTCTGGATAAATCAACTTGCTAAAGATATTGATACTGGAGAGATTATCGATACTGATGGCAAGGGTATGAAAGACATTAAGAATAAGCAGATTCGTATGATTAGCCCTACATCATTTGAAGATGATCCTTTGAGAATGTTACGTGCCATTCAGTTTGCAGCTAGATTTGAATTTAAGATTGAAAGAGAAACTTTCAAAGAAATGAAGAAACAAGCTTCTACAATCAAAACAATATCTGCCGACAGATTTAATGAAGAATTTAAAAAGCTATTTAAGAAATCTAAATCTCCCAGTCACGGAGTAGAAATCTTGTTTTCTTCAGGTATTATGAAGCATATTTTCAAAGACGCTAGACAAAGTAGCATTGATAAGAAAGCAATTGATAGATTAGATAAAAATGCATTTCCAGTATTCATTGCACTTATGTTAAAAAGTTATGGAGAAAAAGCTGGTTCTGTTGCAAAATCTGCACTTAGATTATCTAACACCGACGTAAATGCAGTCAACAGTATAGCCACTTGGAAAAATATGGATAACGTTGAATTAGTTAAATGGTCTCAGAATGCAGATATTAAAATGACTGATATGTATTTGAAAGCTATAGGACAAAAAATATCAGCTTCGGCTCGACTCAAAGGCATCAAATATACTGCTATAAAAGATATGCCAATATCTGGCAGAGATGTAGCACAAGCTGGATTTAAAGGTAAAGCTATTGGAGATGCATTACAATCTGCACTAGACTATTCAATTAGAACTGGCAAAAGTAGTAAAGATGATTTGATAAAACATATAAATAGTATAAAATAACGCAATACAAAGGCAGACTTAATATGGTTAAAAGTTTTAGTAAATTTGCAGACGGGCTTGCTGTAAAAAAAGCAAAAGAATCCAATGATAAAAAGCATAGTCCTACTAAGTTTCTGCAGCCTATTATAAAAAGATTTCCAAAGCATGAAGATGAGCTAAGGAAACATATACGCACTCATGTTGAATTAGATAGTCCTAGTGGTTATGCCAAGCTTAGAAAAGATATTCATG